ATGAAGATTGAGGAACGTCAGCAGCCTTGGGCTGGAGCTTCTGGGGTGTTTCACCCTGTGCTTACTGAAGCTGTTGTACGATTCCAAGCGCAGGCTATGGGGGAGTTATTTCCCGCAGCGGGGCCTGTAAAAAGTAAAATTATGGGTAAACTAACCCCAGAGAAGTTTGACCAAGCAGAACGTGTGCAGAATGAAATGAACTATCTCCTGACTGAGGAGATGACAGAATACCGCGATGAGATGGAGCAAATGTTATTTAAGCTCCCACTCGCTGGGTCTGCGTTTAAAAAGGTTTATTACGATCCGCTTATGGATAGACCATGTGCGGTGTTTGTGCCTTCAGAGGATTTTGTAGCGTCCTATGGGGCCACAGATCTTATGACTTGCCCACGGTATACGCATGTTATGAAGAAAACCAAGAACGAGATACTTGAGTTACAAGTAGCTGGGTTCTACCGAGATATAGATTTGCGTGATCCTGCTCCAGATTTTTCTGACATCCAAGAAAAATACGACGAGCTTGATGGCGAAAGCGCGGTCATGGAGAACGATGACCGCTATACAATTCTTGAAATGCACGTCACAATTAACATGCCCGAAGGGTTTGATGATTCTGATGAGATAGCTAGACCTTATGTAATAACTATAGATAAGTCGTCACGCGAGATATTGTCTATACGCAAGAATTGGTACGAGGATGACGTTAAGAAGAAAAAGCGCCTACACTTTGTTCACTACCGCTATCTTCCGGGCCTTGGGTTTTATGGAACGGGGCTTATTCATCTTATTGGTGGCCTTGCTAAGTCGGCTACCTCTATCCTTCGCCAGTTGGTTGATGCTGGTACACTGTCGAATTTGCCAGCAGGGCTTAAAGCTCGCGGTATGCGTATTAAGGGGGACGACACTCCTCTTATGCCGGGTGAATTTAGGGATGTGGACGTACCGGGCGGTGCCATACGTGACTCGATTACGTTTATCCCTTACAAAGAGCCATCAAGCGTATTGTACTCTTTACTTGGAAATATTGTCGAAGAGGGACGCCGAATTGGCTCAGTCGCAGACATCCAAGTAGGAGATATGAACGCACAGGCACCCGTGGGCACAACTCTTGCCCTCTTGGAGCGGTCGATGAAAGTGATGTCTGGTGTACAGGCTCGCCTTCATGCTGCCATGAAAAAAGAGTTACGACTTCTGTCTAAGATCGTGCATGACTACATGCCTGATGAGTATGCTTACGAAGTTGATGGAGACTTCAGCAGAAAAGCCGATTTTGACAAACGTATAGATGTTATACCTGTGTCTGATCCTAACGCCGCCACTATGGCACAGCGTATAATGCAGTATCAGGCAGCGTTACAGTTAGCGCAGCAGGCACCACAGCTATACGATATGGGTAAGTTACATAGACAGATGTTAGAGGTTCTTGGCATCCAAGACGCGGATGACATAATTAAACTGCCTGAAGATATAAAACCCGCAGATCCTGTTACTGAGAATATGATGATTCTTAAACAAGAGCCGGTCAAGGCGTTCAAATATCAGGATCACGAAGCGCACTTAGCGGTTCATATGGCGGCAGCGCAAGATCCCAAAATAATGCAGATGGTAGGACAATCGCCGTTTGCGCAAGTAATTCAGCAGGCTATGGCTGCGCATATCACTGAGCATGTTGCGTTCCAGTACCGTAGGGAAATGGAAAAGATGTTGGGCGTGGAGATGCCAGACGAGGATCAGCCGCTACCAGATGATGTGGAGGTAGAGATCTCCAGACTCGCAAAAGATGCAGCAGAGAAGCTTTTGAAGAAAGATCAGGCAGAGGTAGCGCAGCAGCAAGCACAGGCGCAGCAGCAAGACCCTGTGGTTCAGATGCAGCAGCAAGAGCTTCAGTTAAAAGCGCAAGAGCTTCAGCATAAGATGCAACTAGATACGGCTAAACTTCAGCTTGAAGCTGAGAAGATAAAAGCCACCAATCAAAGAGAGGGGGCTAAGCTGGGAGTTAAGCTTGCAACCGATCTTGATAATTCCCAACGTGCGGATCAGCAGGCTGGGGCAAAACTGGGAGTTGAACTAGCAAAGGAGTTAGGTAAGGGGGATGGATGATACAGTTATTGCGTTGATGAAACGTAGTATCACCGACTATAAGGTAGAAATAGAACAGTTCTTGGCAAGCGGCCAAGCGCAAACTATGGATGCTTATAGTAGACTTGTCGGGAGATATGAGGCTTTAAAGTTACTTGAAGCCGATTTAAGTGAACTAGAGCAAAGATTTATTGCAGATTAAATCTGTTTGTTCTATTTCGTAATTGGGGGCTTCACGGGTGGTCCGTGCAAGGTTTCTGTGAACCTTAATCACTGCAAGGTATATAAAATGTATAAAGACGAAAAAGTAACTGAAGAAAAAGTAGCGACTCAGTTACCAGAACCTAAAGGCTACAAAGTTCTCATCAGCACAGTTGAAGTAAACGAGAAGACCGAAGGCGGGGTATATATGCCTGACCAATTGCGTCAGGCTGAAGAAACCGCGTCTATTATAGGGTTTGTTATGAAAACTGGGCCAGATGCGTATTCTGATAAAGACAGATTTCCAAACGGAGCCTACTGCAAAGAAGGTGACTTTGTAATATTTAGATCTTATTCAGGAACAAGGTTTAAAATTCACGGCAAAGAATTTAGGCTTATAAACGACGACACAGTTGAGGCGGTTGTCGAAGATCCACGGGGGTACACACGGGTATGAATAATTTGGCAGATAAAGCAGAGCTTACGGAACAAGATCTTGAAAACGAATCACCTGCAACACAAGATGTTGTGGATGAATCTTTTGAAATAGAGGTTTCTGACGAGGCTACTGAAACAGAGGCAAAGCCCGCTAAACCCGAAAAAGAAGCGGCGGATTCTTCTGATGCAGAGATAGAAGAGTACACCGCAGGTGTACAGAAGCGTATTGATAAGCTTACAAAGCAGTATCGTGACGAAGAGCGCGCTAGACAAGAAGCGCTGCAACTCCAAGAGGAAGCCCTTCGATATGCACAACAGGTTAAATCCGAGAATGAAAAGCTTAGAAAAACTATTGAGCAGGGTGAAGAAACGCTTATAGGGCAGGCTAAAGGGCGTATCGAAGCCCAGTTAGATAAGGCAAAAACAGCTTACAAAGCCGCGTATGAATCTGGAGATCCCGATGCTCTTATAGCAGCGCAAGAACAGCTAACCGCGCTAAAGGTAGAGGCGGATAGGGTTAATAATTACAGACCCACTCCCAGACCTGCACCCCAACCCACGCCGCAGTATACACAGCCTACTGCGCAGGCTAACAAACCTGATGAGAAAGCTTTGGAGTGGGGTAAAAGAAACACTTGGTTTGAAAAAGATCCCGAGATGACCGGCTACGCTTATGGTGTACATCAGCGGCTTGTACAATCAGGGATTGATCCAAGAAGCGATTCTTACTATGATGAAATAGACAAGGCCATGAAAAAGGTCTTTCCAGATAAGTTTGATGATGGGAAAACTGAGGATGAAGCACCCCAACGTCAGGCAGGCTCCGTGGTCGCCGCACCGTCAAGAACGACGAAGAAGCCACGCACAGTGCGATTAACCTCAACACAAGCCTCTCTCGCCAAGCGGCTTGGACTCTCAAATGAGCAATATGTGGCGCAGTTATTAAAGGATCAATCCAAATGAGTAACAGAACTTCACGCAGTAACAGTGACCGCGATGCGGTCAAGCGCAAAGTGTCATGGGAAAGACCTACTATGTTACCAACCCCCGAACCCCGTGCTGGCATTAGCTACCGCTGGATTCGCACTTCTACTTTGGGGAATACGGATAACAAGAATGTTTCTTCCAGATTTCGTGAAGGGTGGACACCTGTTCGTAAAGAGGAGCATCCGAACCTCCAAGTTATTTCTGATATCGACTCACGATTTCAGGATGGCATTGAGGTAGGTGGTTTATTGCTTTGTCAAAACGCCACTGAACAAGTTGAGGCTAGGGTTGAAAAGCAGTTGGAAATGGCACAAAGCCAGATGCAAGCTGTGGACAATTCTTATCTGAAACAATCAGATCCTCGTATGCCCGTTTTAAATCCAGAGCGGAGTACGAGAACTTCATTTGGCAAGTAACCTTTTGGGGAGCTTGTCGCAACTTAAACTCTAGGAGTATGAGAGAATGGCTACTACAGCAGCTCCCTACGGCTTAAAACCTGTGCGCCGCGCAGACGGAATGCCGTATGCTGGTGCGACCAATCAGTATCTCATTGACCCCGCTGGAGAAGCAACAAACCTATTTTATGGGCAAGTTGTTATCATTGGGGCTGATGGTTACATCGCACTCGCAACTGGTTCAGGTTCAGACCTGACATCTAACAGCATCTCAGGAACAACAGGCGTTGGCGCTATTGGCGTTTTCGTTGGTTGTGAGTATGTAAACTCTTCGGGCCAAACGGTCCAAGCACAGTATTATCCATCTGGAACTTCCAATGGTGATGCTATTAAAGCGTATGTTGTTGACGATCCAAACGTACTATTTCAAGCCCAGCTTGATGGTACAGGAGCGCAAACAATCATCGGTACAAACACATTCTTTGCAGCAGTGCAGTCTACCTCAACTGGTAATACCACAACAGGTAACTCTACATCTGCATTGGACGCTACGGTAAAGACTGCCGCAGCGGCGTTCCGTGTTGTTTCACATGTGTCAGATCCTGCTGATGCGTTCCCAGATGTACTTGTAAAGTTCAATCCGGGCGCTCACCAGATGACCAATAACGTAGGCTTATAAGGAGGTTAAATTATGGCTATTTCACGCGCCCAGCTCCTTAAAGAGCTACTCCCCGGTCTGAATGCATTGTTTGGTTTGGAGTACGGCAAGTACGAAGACGAACATGCTGAGATCTATGAAACTGAAACTTCAGAGCGTAGCTTTGAAGAGGAAGTTAAATTGAGCGGATTTGGAGCCGCCCCTGTGAAAGCAGAAGGTGCTTCAATTTCTTATGATAACGCAC